TGACGCTGGTTCTGGATAAATTGAAGTTTTCTGTCTGGACGGCATTTTTTCACCACATCATTTTGAAGGGCGCGCTCACCTTCGACATGCCGCTCGATAGCGGTTTCGGTACAGAGGCGCATGCCGTCAATATCGTGCCGGGGACGTACTCGGCCAGCCGCACTGGCGGCACCGCCATGGTGGTCGCTTTTGTCGTTGAGGCCGAGAGCAAGGTCTACGACATGAATGCAGGGGATGCTGCAGTACTGATTGATGTCTACTCGACCTACGGGGACGACTCGAACAAGCTGCTCGATCGCCTGGCCCAGTTCGCCAACGTCGACACCAACGTATTGGATTTCTGATGAGTATAGACATAGGGAGCCGGTTGCGGCGCTTCTTGGCATCGGCGCCGCAGGCGGTCTGGCCTATCCAGACGATACAGATCAGTCATCCGGCCATGAGCCGGGTTTTTTATTTGTGGCGTGAGCCATATGCCGGCCAGGTGACCATCGAGGACGGCAGCGTTGTCACCATGCAGCCCTGCAATATCGAGACCAAGCTCGCCGGCAGCCAGGGCCACCTGGATCAAAAATTCGATATCCGGCTTGGCCTGATCGAGACGGCCGAACAGGATCAGTTCCAAGCCGAGATGGAGCGCGTGCCGCTGGCCACCAAAGAAAAAGTGCGCTTGGTGTACCGCGAATACCTGAGCGATGACCTGCGCGAGCCGCAGGCGGTCGCCGTGCTGCAGGCCGAGAGCATCACCTACATGCTGGGCGCGGCCGGTATCAGCGCCGTCTCGCCGCGGCTGAATGTCACCCGCACCGGCGAGCTGTACGTGCCGCGCGATATTCCCATGCTGAGAGGATTTTTATGAACGTCAATGATTACCTGGAACGCCAGTACGATGCGCCGCCATGTTGGCAGCTGGTGGCCGATGTGTATGCCAGCGAACTGCAGCAGACGGTAACCGACTACCGCACCATCAACAGCTCGATCAGGGCGATTGCCAGTGCATTTCGTATCGCACTGCATAAATCCCCGGCAGGATTCGCTCAGATCGACGCACCAGGCGATTTTTGCATTGTCCTGATGGGTAGGTCCCAGTCCATGGGGCTGCATCACTGTGGCGTGTTTTACGAGGGAAGGGTGCTGCACGCCTTGGGCGACGGCAACCGCTATGAGGAATTATCGGTGATCGGTGACGCCTATCCGCTGATTGAATATTGGGCCAAGACATGACGCGCATCCGCTTGTTTGAATCGCCGTTCGCGCCGGTGGCGCCGCTGCTGTTCGAGGCCGAGAGCTTGGCGCATTGGCTACTGGAACATTACGGCGATGTGCCGTGCGTGACCGTGCAGGTTTTCGCTGGCGAACCGTCGAGTGCTACCGAGATCAGCCACGATGCCGAGGCTATCCTGGCCAATGATTGCGCCGAGTATGTCGTGCTGCAGTCGCCAGGCATTCCGGCCGCGTGGATACCGTACGTGATCGCTGCAGTCATGGCAGTGGCCGCCTACGTGTTGATGCCCAAACCGGTCATGCCGGGTAACGTCAACCGCACGCAGCAAAGCCCGAACAACTCACTGGGCCAGCGCGAGAACAAGGTGCGGCTGCTGGAGCGTGTGGAGGACATCTACGGCACGGTGCTGTCCATCCCATCGCTGATGATGCCGACTTACACCAAATACATTGGCCACCGCAAATTCGAGTATGGCTATTACTGTGTAGGGCGTGGTTATTACGAAATCGACGAGGTACAGGACGGCGACACGCTGATTGCCGACATTCGTGGCGCCAGTGCTGCATTTTATGACCCGTTCACCTCGCCCAATAGCGGTACCCCAGTACTGCAGATCGGTGACGCAATCATCGATGGCATTGTCTCGGCTCGGCGCGCTATCGAGGTAGATGGGATCACGCTCAAAGCTTTAAACCAAGTGCAGCTTCCGGCGGCCGGTACCTACACATTTGACCATAGCAATCGCCTGACGCAGTTGAACAAGGAGCCCAACTTCAATGCTGTTGGGGCCGTAGGTGACGTGCTGAAGATTAGCGGCGCGGCCAAAGTCGTGACGACTTCGGGCGCGGCAAGCTTTGCTGCTGCGACGAAAACGATTGTCGATACCTCTGGCGCGGCGTTGTTTGCTGCCATTGCCGTGGGCGACGTGGTATCGGTGGGCGGTACTTCCTCCAATAACGGCCCGCGAACCGTGACGGCAAAGCCTAGCGCGGTGAGACTGGTTGTGACCGGGGTGTTAATTGACGAGGAGGCGACCACCGCCAGCTTTTCGGCGCCACGCGACTACAGCGGCAGCTATGAGATATATGCCATCGATGACGGCTATGTAGAGCTGATGGGCGTAACCTGGCCAGCTGACTATACAGCCAGCGGCGTGCGCGTCCAACTGGACGGCGTTAGCGATTACACAGACTGGGTGACGCTGCCAGGAAAAGATCGCACTGAGGTCTGGTGCAACGTGGTGGCTCCGACCGGCATGTTCCGCGACGATGGCGGCAAGACGGCGGCAACAGTGACGTTTGCCATCGAGGTCGAGAAACTGACGGCGGCCTTGGTACCGACTGGCACGGTGGAAGTCGTTTCGGGAAGCTTAACTGGCGCGGTGCAGGACGAGCGCGCTGAGACCATCGAACGGCGCACGGCCTGGACCGGTCCAGCCAGGGTACGCATGCGGCGCGTGAGCCAATACGATTATGCGTTCAAGGGAACCATCGTCGACGAGATCAAGTGGCAGGACGTGTATGCCGTCTCGCCGGTCGACAGGGCGGAGTTCGGCAACAAGACGACGGTGCACACGGTCACCCAGGCAACCGCGCGTGCCACCACGATGAAGACGCGGCAACTTAACTGCCTGGCCTCGCGCCGCCTGCCGGTCTATGACGGTACGGCGTTCTCGGGCGCCCTTGATGCGGACGGGCGCCACGTGGCCGGCAGCATCGCCGCCACCTCGCGCCTGGTTGACATTATTGCGGCGGTGGCGGTCGACCCGCTGATCGGCCGGCGCGACTTGGCCAGCGAGGTGGACGTGCGGCAGATCTGGGCTGTGCAGCAGCAGCTCGATGCCTGGCGGCCGGATGTGGGGCAGTTCAATTTCACCTTTGACTCGGATAACACCAGTTTCGAGGAGACGGTGATCATGATTGCCAATGCGGGGTTCTGCATCGCCTACCGGCAAAACGGCAAGATCCGCCTAGCGCTCGACCGTGCCCAGCCTGCCAGCACAGCGTTGTTCACGCATCGAAACAAGAAGCCCCGCTCGGAGACGATCACCAGGGCGTTTGCCAACGATGCCGACTATGACGGTGTCGAGTTCGTGTACGTCGACCCGGACTCACTGCAGTCGGAAACGATTACCCTGCCGCTCGATGGCAGCCACACCAAGGCTAAGAAATTCGAAATCCCCGGCATCCGCAGCTTTGCGCAGGCCTGGCTGCGGGCCAACCGCGAGTATCAGAAACTGATTTGCCAGCGAATCACCATCGAAACCAGTACCACTAGCGATGCGCGCGCCCTGTTGCCGAATGCCCGCGTCGACATTGTCGACAATACGCGTTTCAAATCGTATGACGGTGAAGTGGTGGGGCAGGCTGGCCTCGAGTTGACCTTGAGCCAGGACGTCGCATTCACGCCCGGCCTGCCTCACAGCATTGTTCTGATGCGGCGCGACGGTAGCTTGGAGAGCATCGTTTGCCATGCCGGCGGCGCCGCAAACAGGGTAGTGCTGCAGGTACTGCCCAGTGAACCACTGGTGACCGCGTATGGTCGTGAGGGGATACGCACCATTTACAGTTTTGCGGCAGACAGCGCGCGCGGGGCCATGGCGTACTTGGTGCAGGAGATTGACTTGTCGGATGAGCAGTACCCCACGATACGGGCGATTAATTACTCCGAAGATTATTTTTCTAAAGATTATGAACCAATCCCAGATCGTGCAGCGATTGTGGGCTGAATAACTTAATAAGCGCTTTTTGCGCTTTTTTTATGTTTTAAAAGGAACTTATGGCAGCGTTGACTATTACCGACTTGAACAACGGTAAGCGGGATCTTGATCATGTGAATGATTTTGCCACATCTGCGGAACCGACCGTGACTGATCGTTTTGGCCATGCCAAGAGGTCGATTGCAGGAGCAAATCTTGCAGTTGATGAAATGATTCATGCTGTGCAAATTTCAGCGGCCGCGTCTTTGCTTGCATTGGGGTATGAGCCTCCAGTTGCTTATGCCGCCGGAATTGATATTACCCGTCCGGTGCAAACTGTGCAGTTTGGCGATAGTACATATGCTCCAAATGTTTCTAAGCTGCCCTTTAAAACTAGTGGTGTTTTTGAGGTAAATAACTTTAGGGTCGTTCAGGGTGTAATGGCACAGGACTTGGCTGGACCAGAAGGTTCAGGCAGCGTTGGTTTTCAGCAAGCGGGTGTGGATGCCAATGGCGCGCGTGTGCGCAGGGTCAAGGACCGCCTTCGTGAGGTAGTTCATGTGACGGACTACCCGGGCGTCGATCCTGCGGGTGTAGCCGATTCCAGCGCAGCTATCGACAGTGCGCGCGTCGCGTCAGATTTTCCATATGCACCGCCAGGCACGTACATCGCAAACAATACCGGTAGGTTGGCTGGTATGTGGGGGCCTGGTTGGGTAAAAATTGGTGGCAAAAAGGTGCGTTTGCCGGCGGCACCAAGGCGAACGGAGTTAATTAGCGCAATTTTGGCAAAAATGGTCCGTACGTCGATGAGCGGCGGGACTATGGTGCTGGTCGCCGATTCTATCGGAGAGGAGCTTTTGGCTGACAATACCGTTTCCGAATCGTGGTTTAATTTGCTGCTTGGAATGCTGAATGCTTACTCCAGCCCGGGTGGTAGCAATGAGCCGGAGGTGACAAATTTTGGTGATCCATCGCGCTATGGCTTGCAATATTC